CCCTCTTTAACTGGAGTCACCATGTATGTCGACAATCGAAAAGGAACTGATTCAGTTCGCGCTATCCTCGTAGAACGGGATAGCGGCAAGCAGGATCGGATCGTCATTGACGTTAAGTCAATTCTGTATCTGTTCGGCGTGCTTTTCGGAGTATCGCTTGCTACGACAGGAGTGCTTGCACTCATGTATAGCATGTATCTGGCTCTGTTCTTCAAATGATCTGGCTTCTGCTAGATCTGCTGAGTGCAGAGTCTGACAACTACTTGGTGGTCCCCAGCGTCAGTTGGACGACCTTTCTCTATCGACAATAGTCGATCGTCTATCGACCCCCTTTTTTGGGAAGAATAGACTCTGCCAACCTGTGGAGATTTAAATGAAAGCACATAACGAAACTGGGCGTGGATCTACCGCTGTGACGCAATTTCATCCGGTAACGGGTGAAGTTGTGAATCAGTTTGCGGTCTACCAACCCAGCTATAGTGACGTGCTCCGTTTTAATTCCACGAATGGTGACAGGCGAAGCCCAAACAGCTTCGACTACGTCGCCGAACGGTACGACTACCCTACTGGAACCGAAGTTACTCGGAACTCATCTAATAAGGTGATCGAAGAGCGACAAGGCAACTTAGGTCAGTTGTTTAATCTCGAGGAAATCGAGATACCGAACCTTGAAACCTCCATGTACAACAGTGCGCTCTCTCGTCTTAACGAGAAGGCGCGCGGTAGTATGGACCTGTCCACGAGCGTTTTGGAGTACCGTCAGGTACTCCGGATGCTTAATGGCGCAGGTTCAATTAGGAGTTATCTCGGTAATACCATCCGTGCAGCGACCAAGAAGGGACGTTCTCCGCGAGGGGAAACTACCGTCAAGGGTTTAGTACGCGATGCAGGTGGCAACTGGTTACAATGGAAGCTTGGACTGGCTCCCCTCTTGGCCGACTTTCAGTCGGCTGTGAAGGAAGTGTCGACAGGGGTGACCCTTAGACTCATGCGCATTAAAGCGTCTGCTTCAGATCCCATTGTTATCAGTGCGTTGGGTAACGATGTCTACGACAAGATCTCCAGCACCAAGATTTCGGGGAAACAAGGGGTCTCCTTCCATGTCCAGTTCCGGCCTACGGACCAGTTCGACGCTTTGCGTTGGGCTAGTCTTAATCCGATCGGCTGGGCTTGGGAGTTGATTCCTCTATCCTTTGTTCTTGACTGGGTCTATGACGTCGGCGGATTTATCCGAGACGCAGAGACGGCTCTTGCTTACAACCACACTTTTGACAGCGGTTACGTCACGTACCTCAGGGCCGTAAATGGCTCTGTGGTGACGGACGGAACTTTAGTGATCCAAGGCGAAGGCCATAGGATTACTTGCGTGTCGAGGATGAGGTATATTAGCTTCCGTCGCCGAGTGTTAGGGTCTTGGCCCTTTCCGAGGGCTCCTGCTTTCAGCGCAAAGCTGGGTAGCAGTCAGCTTCTCACTTCAGCCGCGCTTCTTGCGCAGCTACTCAAAAAGTAGCTGCCTCGCGCGCCGAAGCATAAACTTAGAATTTTCTAAGAGTGTTTCGTACTTGAACGGTGTCTACACCAGAAAGATGAGTTAGCGTGAGCCAACTTACTGCCATCTCCTTGATGGACGCACAGGCAACACCTGTGGCACACAACTTTGTCCCCAACGGGCGTGACGAAAAGGGTACCTTCTGGCTGGTCGATCGTTCGCAATCGAACGCAATCGGCTACTGGAAGATCTCCATCGAGTTCAAGGAACCTCCGCCGGCTTCCGCCGGTGTCAGTTCCAAGGATCGTTCGTTCCGCATTCGCGTGGGCCTGCATGAACCGGTGATGGAAACGCTAAGCAACAGCACGTCGACGGGAGTTATCCCGGCGCCGCAAGTTGCTTACATTCCCCGTGCGTTTTCGGAATTCATCATTCCTGAACGCGCTACCGTGGTCGATCGCGCCAGCATCCGAAAGATGATGACGCTTCTGCTCGACAACGGCCAAATGGCCGCCGTCGTTCAGAACCTCGACCGCCCCTACTAAATAGGGGTCGTTCATGATTACCAACACTAGTGATAGTGCTTTCGTCGAAGTGATTCGACGAATTGGTATCAAGCTACGCGAGACCGGCCATCCTGGTCAACTCGAGAGAGTTGACCCGAGCGCGCCCTTTGAAAAGGTGCGACTGGATGGATCGACATTGTCGACTGAGGCATTCGCTGTCAAGTACTTTGAGCAGAAGCTCCTTTCAAAATGGAAGGGGTGGAAAGTAAAGGGAACGACACCGAAAGCCGAAGCCATCGTTCGCTGGGAAGCGGACGAGGCTCAGAACCTCCTTACGAACCGAAGACTTCGTGCACTCAAAGAGAATACCGGTTTTCCCGGTGGAGACTTAATAACCATCATTTCGATGGCTCAAGGTCTCATCTCTCACGTGCTCGGGGACTTCAGCTACAGGAAGGTGCTGGGTCAATGTCGATGGGGCCCCGGTGCTACTTGGGATTACCCAAATGGCACATGCAGGGGTCAAAAGATATCTGGTAAGATGTCTACGACTGTGGAGTGTCAAGAAATCATGAAGTTGCTCATAGAGAGTGACCCGAATTGGGTCGAGGCGGTTACTGGATTCTATCCTAGTGGCCCCGTATCTCTGACGAAAGACTTCTGGTTGATCACCGACGCTTCACGGTTTACGACTGTTCCGAAGGACTGGGACGTTGATAGAGGTATAGACATGCAACCTACTGCGAATGGTTATTTGCAGCAAGGAGTCGGTCAGTATCTCCGTTCTCGTCTCAAATACTTCGGAATCGATCTGGACTCGCAAGAGGAGAACCAGCTAGGGGCGTTTTACGCCTATTACGCTGGCCTCGCTACCTTAGATCTTAAGGCGGCTTCAGATTCGGTCACGAGCGAGCTCGTATCTCTTCTCCTACCAATAGAATGGAGTGAGTATCTCGTGCGCCTGCGCACGAAGTACACTCAGTTCGGACACCGAGGTGCCAAAGTGAAGACTGAAAAGTTTTCTGCTATGGGTAACGCCTTTACGTTTGAATTGGAAACTCTTATCTTCTGGGCGCTGGCTAAAGCCAGTTCGAGGTTTGAAGATGTCCCTGATGACAGTGTGTTGGTGTACGGAGACGACATCGTTTGCGACGCGCGAGCGTACGATCGGCTAGTCTACGTGCTCAACTACTGTGGCTTCCGCGTGAACCTAGACAAGAGCTTCCGCTCTGGTCCGTTCTACGAAAGTTGTGGGAAGCATTACCACACCGGTGTGGATGTTACCCCCGTCTATCAGAAGAGCGTTGTTAACTCTCCTGAGGAATGCATTCGCTTTCATAACCGTCTGGTTAGGTGGAGTGAACGCATATACGGCGATCCCTGGTTCCTGGACGAGGCCTTGATGCTCCTGCAGGCACTCTATTTCGACTTGTCGAACGAGTACTGCAGAGAACGTGGGCTTCCAAGGGTACCTGTGGGCGCAGTTAATGATGATGGCTTTCTCAGCGATGAGGGTTTCTTCAAGCGAGACGTGAACAATGGGTTTTACACCCTAGTTCTCCGTCCACGCCGAAAAGAGGTTCCTTACGCTAACGAGGCAGCATATCTTCAACTTAAGCTCAACGCATCGTATAAGTCGAATGTGGATCATCAAGATCCGCTACTCGGCAGTGCGATGCGTAGACGTCCTCTGCTTTTAAACACTGACCCGAAAGGGTACGTGTCTGAAGCTGTTGGACGTCCCAAGTACTTTCTTTCGAGATCGTACTTTTACTCGTGATAGACTTCTCGCCCATCGTCCTCCACTCTTTAAATGGAGAAGGATGGTGTCTTACACCC